TGGCTAATAGAACAAGCATTAGGTCATTTGCCAGTATGGCTATGGCCAGCTGTAGCAGGTGCAGGAACTGCTGTTTATTTTCTTGCTCATTTGTTATCAAATTTTCCTAATTTCAAACCTTATGCGTTGTTTATTAAACCTGTAGCATTTATAATAATACTTGTAGGTGTTTTTATGTACGGGGGTGCTGGTGTTACAGAAATACTGCAAGCACAGATTAAAGAACAAGAAGCTAAGATAGCAGTTGCTCAACAAGCTAGTTCGGATGCCAACACAGCAGTACAAACAAAAATTGTAACACATACTAAAGTTATACATGATACACAAGTAGTTTATCAAGAAAAAATTAAAGAAGTTGAAAAGAAAATAGATGCAGATTGCAAAATAGATACAGAAGCTATAAGCATTCTAAATGGTGCCGCTAAAAATCCATTAGGAGCAACAAAATGAAACAATTAATAGTTGCCTCCCTAATTGTATTATTAACCGGTTGTTCAAGTGTAACTGGGCCTAAAATGTCAATGACTTGGCCAGATACGCCTCCAGATCTTAAAACTTCATGTGCAGATCTAGCACAGGTTGATCCTAACACAACTAAATTGAGCGATGCATTAAATGTAATTACTTCAAATTATAGCCAATACTATCTTTGTAAAGACAAAGTAGATAACTGGTTAGATTGGTATAGTACACAGCAGAAAATATATAATAGTATTAAATAAATACGTATATAAAGACAAAGGAGCGAGCAATGTCAGAAAAAAGAGATAACGCAGAATGGATGCAAAGATTGTGGCGTCCGGCAATGGGGTGGATGTATATGCTAATCTGTTTATTAGATATGGCAGTATTTCCAGTTCTTTGGGCCTTATGGCAAGGTATTAATCATACACCAATCACACAGTGGAATCCTCTAACACTACAAGGTGCTGGCTTATTCCATATTGCTATGGGTGCCGTTTTAGGTATCAGTGCATTTGGTCGTACACAAGAAAAACTAGCAGGTACAGCCGCAAATCCAACTGCTACAAGTCAAACTATCACTAACAATCAAAATATGTCAGGCAATGTCGCTGGAGGGTTTGGAAGTGGCCAAGGTAGTATGGGCGGAGGATTTGGCGGATCATCAGGAGGATTTGGCGGTGGAAACTCATCATTTGGCGGGGCTCCAGCATTTGGCGCACCTGCGGCAGGAGGATTCGGTTCCTCAACCGGTGGCTTTGGTTCATCAACACCAAACAGTAGCTTCGGCGGAGGCGGCTTTGGAAGCACACCTTCAACAACAACACCCCCAGCATCAACAGGAGGTTTTGGATCGGGTTTTAACAGCGGGTCAGGAGCAACACCCGCTACAACGCCAGCAGTAACAGCTAGCGGTAAGAAAGTTGTTCCAACAGCAGATCAACCTGCTTTATAAGGAAAATATTATGAAAAAATTATTAGCATTTTTAATAGCTAGTTGTGTATTAGCTAGTCCAGTATTAGCAACTGAAAAAGCTAAGGCTCCTGTAAAAAAAGAAGTTAAGCACCACAAAAAAGCAGAAGGCACAGAAATTGCTGGTACAAAACCAGATACAGCAAAAAAGAAAAAGTAAACCAAAAACTTGACAGGCTCCATTAATGATAGTATAATTACTGTTATTAATGGAGTTTTTTTACGACTATGACTGATTATTACCAAACATTAGGTGTTAGCGAAAATGCTAGCCCGGAAGAAATAAAAAAAGCATACCGAACTTTGGCTAATAAACACCACCCAGACAAGGGCGGAGATCAAGCCAAATTCAAAGATATTAGTGTTGCCTACGATAATCTAGGCGATCCACAAAAACGTGCAGAATACGACCAACAACGACAATTTGGTCATGGGCAACAATTCCATTTCCATACAGGCAATCCTTTTGGCGGTGCAGATCCTTTTGGAGCTATGTTCGGAGCTGGCGGTAGTCCGTTTCCACAAGGTCATCCATTTAATGATTTATTTGGCAGAGCACGTGGTGGCGGTACAATGCGTAAGAACAGAGATCTAAATATACAATGTACTGTTAGTTTTGTAGATTCTTATCTAGGAAAACAATTAGAAGCAAACTATAGATTGCCTAGTGGTAAAAATCAAAATGTGGTAATTAATGTTCCGGCCGGTATCACTCATGGGGACACTATACGATACCAAGGCCTAGGTGATGATAGTATTCCTAATATCCAGCGAGGGGATTTGAATGTAACTATTTTGGTGCAACCCGATCCTATGTTTAGTCGAAATGGGGATGACCTATATACCACATTGTTTATAAATCCTATCGAAGCTATGATTGGTTGTAAGAAATCAATTACCACTATTTCTGGAGGATCGATGGATTTAGAAATTCGGCCAGGTGTTGAACATGGTACAGAATTTGCCGCTGGAGGCAATGGATTTACCAATGTAAATACCGGAAGAAAAGGCAGATTTGTCACCGTGATCAATATTAGAACACCAGCTATTATCGATCCAGCACTAGTAGCAAGATTGCGAGACATTAATGCTGACATTAATAACATCTCCTAATCCAATATTAAAAACTCCTGCTGTTGATTGGGACTTCAGTCAACTGAACGATGCGGCATGGGTTGAAAAAGAAATGATCGAAATTATGAAGAAGTCAAACGGTCGCGGACTTGCGGCTAATCAAGTTGGACTACTTAAACGTGTATTCATAATTCAGTTAGAAGGGCATCCTACTCCTACTGCCATGTTTAATCCTGTTGTTAAATTTTCAAGTGAAGTTACAGAGAAGGGAGAGGAAGGGTGTTTAAGTTTTCCCGATCTTTGGTTAAATATTGAACGTCCTGTAGCACTTGATGCCGAATACCTTGACAACACTGGAAAAAAGTGTACAATATCACTTGTAGGCATTGATGCTAGATGTTTTTTACACGAATTAGATCACTTAAATGGAGTTTGTTTTACAGATAAAATGAGTCCATTAAAATTAGCATTAGCAATTAAAAAACAAAAGAAAAGGAAACGTAATGGTTGAACCAAGCGATAATTTACAAGCAGTATTTGAACAAGCAATAGATACTGCTAAAAAATTACATCATGAATATTTAACAATAGAGCATCTTTTATTTGCCATGTTAAATGACAGCGATTTCACATCTACTGTTTCTAAATTTGGCGGGAACCCCGACGAACTAAAAAAGGATTTAACAGATTATTTGCAAAATAAATGTGCAGAAATAACTATTACTGATGTTGTAATAAAACCTAAAAAAACACAAGCAGTAGAACGTGTGCTCAATAGAGCGTTTACTCAGACATTGTTTAACGGTCGTCAGCGCATCGAACCCACAGATATTTTTATGGCTATGATGGTGGAAAAACGTAGCTGGGCACAATATTATATTAACAAAGCACAAATTGATAAAGATAAATTTGCCGATTATTTGAATAATAGTGTCGAAGAACAGGAAGAAGAAGGACCCGGGGATCAGCAAGGAGAACGTGCATTAAAAGCATTTACTACTGATCTCAATGATATGGTTACCAAGAAAAAGGTTGATCCAGTTATCGGTCGTGTGGATGAACTTGAAAATATTGCATTAGCTCTCGGCCGACGTAGTAAAAACAATGTAATCCTTGTGGGCGATCCAGGCGTAGGAAAAACTGCCATAGCAGAAGGTCTTGCGTTTAATATAGTTAATGGTGCGGTTCCAGATTTCCTTAAGGATTATAAAGTCTACAGTTTAGATATTTCAGCTATGCTGGCCGGTAGTAAGTATCGCGGTGACTTTGAAGAACGATTCAAGCATGTTATCAAAGCATTGCAAAAGAAAGGCAAAACTGTCTTGTTTATCGATGAAGCACACATGATTTCAGGTGCAGGATCTGCCAGCAACTCTGCTAACGATCTTGCCAACATGATGAAACCTGCGCTGAGTAAAGGTAATATTAAAGTTGTAGCATCGACTACTTGGGAAGAATATCGTAAACACTTTGAAAAGGATCGTGCGTTAATGCGTCGTTTCCAACGTATTACTGTCGACGAGCCTACTCAAGAAATGACTTATAGCATATTACAGGGTATTAAAAAGTATTACGAAGGTTTTCATAACGTTAAAATTCGTAATGATGCTATCCATGCGGCCATCAAGTTAAGCGTCAAATATCAAGCAGATAAAAAATTACCAGATAAGGCTATCGATTTGATTGATGTAGCTTGCAGTCGTTTTAATTTGAAACTTGCTGACGAACGTGTTATTGGTGAACACGAAATTCAATATGAACTTGCTAAAATGATTCAAATGCCTGAAGAAAAAATTATGGAAACCGAATCAAGCAATCTTGCTAGCCTACAGGATAATTTACAATCCGAAGTTTATGGACAAGATATTGCAATTACAGAAATTGTAGATAAGATCATGGTGGCACAAGCTGGCCTTAAATCCGAAAACAAACCAATCGGTAGTTTTGTATTCATGGGCCCAACTGGCACTGGTAAAACTGAAACAGCTAAATCTTTAGCTAAGAATTTAGGTGTTAAGTTGTTGCGATATGATATGAGTGAATATCAAGAAAAGCACAGCATCAGTAAGTTGATTGGTAGTCCTCCAGGTTATGTTGGCTTTGAAGAGAACGCTGGCCTATTGATAACTCAAATTCAAGAATCTCCTAATGCTGTTTTATTACTTGATGAAATTGAAAAAGCACATCCCGATGTTATGACTGTGCTATTACAAGTTATGGATAACGGTTTCATCACTGGGTCAAACGGCAAACAAGCTGATTGTCGTAATTTGATTCTTATCCTAACTACTAATGCTGGTGCTCAAGATGCTGAAAAGAATGCCATTGGGTTTGGCGGACAAGAAAAAACCTACAGCGATGCCGATTTGAAGAAATTCTTGACTCCTGAATTCCGTAATCGTTTAGATGGTATTGTTACATTTAGCAAACTAACTAAAGATACAATGATTCGTATTGTTATTAAATTTATTGACGAATTACGTGCTCAAGTTAAAGAAAAAGGTATTAAAGTCAAGATAGATAAGGAAAGTACTAATTGGCTTATTACCAAAGGGTTTGATAGCAAGATGGGTGCTCGTCCGTTACAACGTGTTATTGATAAAGAAATCAAACGTCCGTTGGCAAAACTTATGTTGTTTGGCGAGCTAAAGAATGGCGGAGTATTATCTATTAACGTTAACAATGATCAATTAGTGTTAGTACCAACTCCTAAAGAAAATAAAATAGCACTACTTACTGTTGACTCTACTAATGTTATTACAGAAGGCCAGGATGTTTTATAAGACTACAAGACGTTTATTCTTAGGCACATATCAGTACAAAATTGTGCTGACATGTGCTGGATCGTCTTCTTTTCGTAGCGGAGACATCACTAAAACTCTAGAAGAACTTAAAAAAATTGACTTAAAAAGCCATTCTAAATATCATACTACCGTTATCAAATCTCAAGAAGATTTAGATTATGCTTTTCAATTAGCCAATACTTTGATGCAATTTGACAAATATGATGTGCGTGTAGAAGCTCCATGGATCAGTTTGTATACTAACAGTAAAAATCATATCGATACTCTAGTCAAACTTGATAAAGATAGGGTAAAATACATTAGTCAACCTGATCCTAATTCTTGTCTATCCACCGGTACTATCATTATGCCCAAGATGGATTTTGATTATCGCATTACGCTAGGTAAAACAATTCAAGAACATAGTGCCTTTATTTCATGGGCAGATTCAAATAAAAAGTGTAAATTAACTAAAAGCTGTATTAGAGACTTAGGAAAATCACGCAGTTGGGGCGGTACACACTTTTATATCTCCGGCGATAACAATTTACTGCTGGCAAAAATGCATCTTGGCGGGTCTATAGCCAAGGTCGAGCGCATAGTTAAAAACTAAAGACTGTTAAAAGCGATAAATACTCTAACCGCAGAGTTTTCTGCTGAACTATTAAAACGGGCTTAAAAATGCGCATACATGAACTATTAGAAGGTAAAGATTTCGATGACGAAAAGTTTGTCAAAAAAACCGGTGACAAACGAGAAATCGATTTTGATTTACCCGACGATCTTATACATTTTATGCATAACGATGACGATGTATATCGACGTCATCTTTATCCTAGTATAGCAGATTGTATTGATCGATATAAAGATAAAAAACCCACTCATCTTAAAATTTTCAAACCTGCTGTAGAACGCAGTTATGAAGTATATGTCAAGAAGTTCCCAATAAGAGAATTATCTGACAAATTAGATGAAAAAATGCTTGAACGTATCTGTAACAAACTTCATTCTGACACAATTCAAGATATCAAAGATGGTGCTTACAAGGATTAATTGTGTTATTAAGAGAATTGTTTATCCGTGAAACTACTAAACCTGCTGAAACAAAAAAGAAACAAGTAGGCAGAGCTTTCAATCATCCTGAAGATTTAACTTTTATGAATGGAAGTAAAGGTGCAATAACCGCGCTTGAACATATTAAAAAAATTGCCAATGATTCCGGAGCAGTTAGATTAAAATGGGACGGTGCTCCTCAGGTATACTGGGGGTGGCATTGGAATGACCAAACTGGGCAACATGAATTTGTAACTGCTAATCACAACGGTTGGTTGCGCGGCGGCGGCGGCACTAGTGATGTAAGTGAATTCACTAATCAACACGGTATCTATAATTTTATTGCTAATCGCAGTGGCAATGCAAAAACTCCAGAAGAACAACAACAAAGAGAAATATTTGCCAAAGAATTTAGTTTTTTACATCCTGTATTAGAAAAAGCAACTAAAAGGCCTAAAAAAGGCAAAAGTTTATTTTTCTATGCCGACGGATTATTTTTACAACCTCCAAGAGTAGATACCAACGGTGTTTATAATCTGCATCCTAATCCAAAAGGCAATACAGTTTATCATATAGCACAAGATACCGAACTAGGACAACGTATAAGTCGCGCAAGAGCTATGATGGTTGGACACGGAATGTTTACACAGTTTGGTGCGCCAGATGAGGCACAACAGGCCGTAGAAGATTTTAGTCCTTATATAGACGATTCAATTACTGATATAATTATTCTTGGACCATATTATACACAAATACAACCACAGGTAGATACCGACGCTATTGATCAAGTTGAACAAAGTATTAAAGCTCATGGTCACGAAATCGATAGCTTCTTAGCACCAATATCCGGTGTAAGTGGATTTAAGAATATAGTATATCGTTATGTAAACACCATGGCCAAAGAAGGAAATTTAGCAAACGTAGCAAATAATTTTATGTCGTGGGCACAAACAAATACTAATGTAGTAAGTGCTAATCAATATGAAAAAATTGCAGAGCGTCTAAAACAATTCCCTGGCGGATTAACTGCTATGTTTAATTTGTTTTCAGATATTATGCAATTAAAAAATCAGATACTTGCACAGTTAGATGCAGATCCTGGAGAAATAAAAGTAAGTAATCCAGAAGGATGGGTACACTATGACAAAAAAGGTGACGACCATATTAAGCTGGTGCCACGTCATGCTATCGAAACACCTCACGGAACAACTATTCCAGCATGGGTGCCTGGGGGCGCAAAATGAGATTAAGACAGATATTTGAAACTCAGAATCGTAAAGTTGACGCGGCATTTTGTTTTGGACGTTTTAATCCAGCACATCAAGGTCATATGAAAGTATGGGAAGCTGTTAAGCATGCTGGACGTCATTGGTATATTGGAACCAATCCAACTACTATAGGGCCTAACGATCCATTACCTTTTGATATTAAAACAGCATGGATGACCGCTATTGATCCTAGTATTAAGGGTCACGTACTAGGAGAACAAAGTATTGTAACACTTGCTTCTAAAATTTATCAAGATGTAGGCGAAGGTGCCGTTATAGCCTATGTAACAGATAGTCAAGATTGGGCGTGGAGTGGAAAACTATTACATCAGTATAATGGCAAAGAAAGTAATCATGGCTATTACAATTTTTCAAATATAATTCATATAGAAAGTCCTCGTGTAACAAGTGCTACAGAATTACGAAATGCCGCCCGATCAGGCAATGAAGATTTATTTTATCAACTGGCCGGAGTTGATCCTAGTTTAACTATTGCTGGAAAAACTTATTTTGAAACTGTAGTAGAGGCATTAGGACAACATCCTGAAAAGGTTAAACGTGCCAAGAAAGCAAAAGCTGTAGCAGAAGAATCAAATTCAATTAAATATGCTAATAAGGTAATAAGAGAGATGAGAGCACAAGAATTTATGCGCAAGCAACTAGCAGAAGGCGATGTTCCGTATGCTGGTAAGGGTTCTGAAAAATTGCACCATGTTCATATTCAAGCACTTAAAAATGCTATGAGTATTCCTAATATTAGCATGAACAAAGCTAATGGAAGTCCATATATGCAATATCGTTTTGGTATTGCATTAGCAAATCCTACACAAACTCCAAGAGCTGGGGCTATGAGTGGTGATCCTTTAATTACTGCATATACAGAAGAAGAATTAGAAAAAGTAAAACTTACAGCTAAAATGATGGGTGCAGGTTCTATTACACATTTAAGCGATGGTCGTAGTAATGAAGCAGAAGGCGGTAACAAAGTTAGCCCTGTAAGAAAACAAAAGAAAAACAAGTACGGTATATAATGCGAGCAAAAGAATTTATCACTGAACATACTGGCAAACATCACGAGCACCATGCGACGGCGGCGCAGGGTACACGCAAGGCAAGAGATCCAGGAGGATTTTATCCTAGCTATCATCAGATGCGTACAGGTATAGTGCTCGGTATGATGGACGGATCTGGTAAAACACCTAAACCACAACCTCCGCATGAAAGCTGGATGGGACCGTTTTGGACACAGCATCCTTATACTGAAGTAGAACATAATATGTTTAGAGATGCTCGTAAAATTATTCCTACAGATGATCACGAAGTTTTACCTTGGCATAAAAGCAAAGAACCAGATGATACGCATAAAGTAAGTCCAGTAGCAGGCAAAAAGAAAAACAAGTACGGTATATAACATGCGAGCCAAAGAATTTTTATCCGAACAACACAGAGTAGAAGTTAACCCACGTTCTAAATCTGATGTTAGACAGTTGGGTCAAAAACAGTTATCTAAGGAATATCATCCTAAAAAATTTAAGTACGGCGAACGAGGTGTTCCTATAGGCGTTGATCCTCACGATCCGCATAATCAAACTTTAAGCAATACAGAATACGGTAGCGAGCGTGGAGATATGGCTGTAGAATTCCAAGCTAGTTTGCCAGGAGCATTCAGTGTTGAAGATTTAGCTAGTGATTTCTACGGAGTATACAGATTAGGCATGGGGTTAGCTGCCGGCGATCGTAATATTGCCGCTGCCAATAATATAGGCAAGCATCCATTTTTTGTGCCTTTTGCTCCTGAAGAGCATGATAAGTTTGACAAAGAAATCAAACGTCAAGGTCATAAAACTAAATTAAGAACAACTCAACAGAGTTTGGAAATATCAACAGTGAATACAGTAACACCTGTAGCAAAAATTAAAAAGAACAAATACGGTATCTAAATGGAACACAATAAATATCATCTAGCATTAAAGACAGCATTTGCATCGGAGTTCAGCTTTTATCTTAAAAGTCATAACTTCCATTGGAATGTTGAAGGACCATTATTTGGTCAACTACATGAATTATTTGAGCGTATCTATACCGAAGTCTATGGTAGTATAGATACATTTGCCGAACATTTACGTGCTTTACAAATATATACACCAGCTAGTTTGCACAAATTCAGTATGCTTACCGCAGTAAGTGATGAAGATAGTGTTCCCCAATGGAGTGAAATGTTACAAGAATTACTAGCAGACAGCGATAAAATGGCCGAGATATTTCGTATTACATTTGATATGGCCGAACATCATGGAGATCACGGTCTAAGTAACTTCCTAGCAGATCGTCAAGATGCACATAAAAAGCATAGTTGGATGTTAAGAGCGAGTTTGAAATAATGGATGAACTAGCACGTCTTAAGAAGTTAGCAGGCATTAATGAGTTTAAGGGCCTACAACCTTATGGCGGAAGCAATATCAGTATAACTGGTACAGAGAAAGCAAAGATTATGCGTGAACAAAACATACAACCAGGAACTGAAGAATGGTTTAAGTTATGGTTTAGCTTACCTAAATTTATGAATGGCGAACGTGCTGTAGGCACTGGATACAGAGGAATTAAAAAATGAAAATTAATGATCTTTTAACTGAAGAAGAATACGACTATTACAGAGATTACAAAAACGGACTTATTTCTTATGAAGAGTATCAAGATCTTGTTAAACAGTTCAAAGAAAGAGAACGAGCTCACCACCATGCATCTGCTAATCACGACCGCGGTCCTTGGTACATCCGTGTAGATGGTAAAATTTACAAACAAAAAGGTCAAGCCAAAGTATTTGATTGGAAAAAAGGTGCTAATAATTACGCTCTTGCTATGATTAAAAATAGACCCGATCTAGATGGCAAAATTAAACTTACTAAAAATCCTGTAGACAATCAAGAACAAATAACACCTCCTAACACACTAGAAGAAAAATGGAGTCAAAAATACAAGAGTAGTATCAATTGTAGTCACCCTAAAGGTTTCAGTCAACGAGCTCACTGTGCAGGCAAGAAAAAACATAACGAAAGTATGCAGGTAATAGAAATGACCTGCCCAGATTGCGGTATGTGCGAAGCACACAGTAATATGACACTTCAAGAAATTAAAAAAGGTCAAAAGGATAGCAATGGGTTTACCAAGTGCTGGCCAGGACATCATGCGGCTGGTACTAAGAAGGGTAAGAACGGAGGCATAGTTCGTAACTGTGTACCTAACGAAAGTGTGGCGGAAGGCGGCGGAGCTCAACAGGCAGCGATTGCGATTGCTAAGAAAAAATCCGGAAAATATGACAAAGAAGGAAAACGCATTAAGGAATCGGCCACAGTAGGTGCTACAAGCAGTGCCAATATAGGTACAGTAGTAAGCCCTCATTTAGCTATAGGAAAGAAAAAGGGCAAAAAATCCTATACAGGAACACCCGGACATAGTGGAACAACAGCACCTAAACCCCCTAAAATTATCCAGAAAAAGAAAAAAGACGGCACTGCTGTCAACGCATTAGATATGAAAGGCACCAGTTTATTTGGTGGGCCTAGTATTAAAAGACGCTAAATACATAAAGACAACGGAGTATACTCATGCCAGCAGAATTAGACAATCAAGAACCAGAATTAGATGCACAATCACCTGAAATGAATGAACCAGAAATGGATCAAGACATGGGTCCAGAACCAATGGACAATGATAATGCAGTTATTGGTTTACACGGTGACGAGGGTGATCGTGAAGGTGCTATGGCCAAAGCTGATTTATTCAAATTAGCAAACTATTCACACAAATTATATCAACAATTGAACGACGAAGATCAGTTAGAATCATGGGTTCAAGCAAAGATTACCAAAGCCGCAGACTATATTGCTAGCGTATATCACTATTTAGAATATGAAATGAAGTTCAGTGAGTATGGCCATCATTTAGACAACAGCGACACATTAAGCGAAGGACAAAAAATGCGATTAAAAGAAATGTTAGCTGAAGCTAAAGATAAGATGAAAGATTTGAAAAAATCACAAGCCGAAAAGATGAAAGAAAAGAAAGTATCAGAAGGTATTATGAGTGGCGGTGAACACGAATGTGCTGAATGTGGCGGAACTGGTGTTGTTTATCATCCAGGTGTTCAGCCTAGTGAACGTGCAAAAAAATTAGCCGCTAAACACAATCGAGAAACTCGTGCGCATTATGCCGCTCACAAGCGTTTGCAAGCTGAAGAAGGAACAATGGATGAAAACTTTGATGGCGAGCGTGGTGCAGATCAAGATACACCAAGTAAGTTTAACAAACAAAAAACTTCAACTGGTACACGTTATACACGTAAGTCTAGTACATTCAGCGATGAGCATGATGGCGGATCTGGTATTAAGAGCCATGCCAAAGCTAAATCAAGCGATGAAAAGAAAGCTGACAAATCAAACGATATCAAACTACCTAAGCACAGTGGAAACACATGGGGCATGAAAGGTGGCGAGAAGTTTGGTAAGAAAATGGAAGAAGGTAAGAAAGCTGATAAAGATTATGACGGCGACGGCAAAATCGAATCAGGCAAAGATGAATATTTAGGTAGTAGAATCGCTGCCGCTAAGAAAGCAGGCAAATTAAAAGAAGCACAAAAATGTAACGAATGTGGTTATATTATGGAAAAGTGCAAATGCGATCAATTAGATGAAGCTAAACCAAGTGCAGGTTTAAGCAAAGCTAAGAAATCTGCTACAGTTAAAAAAGCTAAAGCAGGTAAAGACATTGGCAAGCCAGGTAAAGGTTTTGCTAAACTAGCTAAGAAAGCTGGTGGTGGTGAGAAAGGCGAGAAGATTGCCGCTGCCGCTATGTGGAAGAACATCAAAGAAACTACTGCATATCTAGCTGAAAAGAAAAAGAAAGAAAAAATGACTGATGAGAATTTGACAGTTGTTCCAAATCCATCAGGTGCTAAGGATGCTGAAGAAGCTAAAAAGTTAGGTGCCGCAATGCCAGCACCAGCAGGTAAAAAAGATCCAATTAGTGAATCAGCACGTTTACGTGAAATAACAGGTCGTTTATTGCAAAATGAAAAACCAGTAGTTGCTGAATCACGTGAAGTTGATCAAATCCGTGCATTGACAAAACGCCTATTGGGATAATCCAATGGACATGAAGCGCATACTACAGGCGATAGACGGTGTTGCTACAAAGCCTGTAGCAGGTGCTAATGACATGGCTAAATTTTTATCTATAGTAGATAAAAATGCCAGCATACAGTTATTACAAGAAGCTAAAAGTCCACACAAAGTAACATTGCCAGTACAAATGGCAATGCAACACTATCAAAAAGAAGAAACTATTCAAAAACCAGTAGGGCGTGATAGCGTTATTAAAAAATACTTTCACGAAGCTGAACAAGAACTCCAAGAGTATCAAGTAGAACGTAAGCAATTAATGAACCAATATGCATCAATTATTGCCGAACGTGTATTAATGAAAGAATCTGTTACTACTAACGAAAATGAAATACCCGGACATAGTATGGGATTCACTGGCGGAGTAGGACCAGGCATGGGAGATTATGAAGTGGATGAAATGTCTGTAATATTAGACAAAGACAATCCTATCAAGAGTAAAATAAATCACAAGAGCAATCCAGGAAGTATAGAATATCGCATTATGCGAGCACGTGGGCAATTAAAAGATCTTGCGCAACAAGCAGAAAGCAATGAATTAATTGTATGGGAAAGTATTGCTAGACATTTTCCCGAATTAGCTATGAATATCGAGGAAATTAGACACGGCATCGAAGAACTAGCTAAGATACGCAAAGGCGGTGGACGTAGAGTTCACAATATTCCAAAAGAGATAGGCGAAAATGCGATAAACACAGTCAAACAAGCCAATGCTCAAAAACGTGCAATCAAGCCAAAAAAAACAACAACAGCCTGTAAAAGTAATCAAAGACAAGTTGGAGTGCAAAATAAAAACGGCCAAGTAGTACCTAAATGTGCTGTGGTTAAAGGACCCATAGGAAAATAATATGAACTTAAGAGACTTAATGAACAAACTGGATACTATTGCAGAAGCAGATGATGCTAGAGCACAGTATGATAAATTCAAAGCAGATGATGCTAAGGCAGGAGCCATTGCACAAGTTAAAAAAATGCTGTCACCTAACGGTATGCAAAACTTCATCGATCCTAAAGATGGTATTGTTAAATGGCAGGAACAAATGAACGGAGAATCCGGAGGTCCTGGTAGTATTAGAGAATTTCCATTTGACTGGTATAAGAAAGGACAAAATGCTGATTTTTTCAATATTCTAAAAACAGCAGGGTTGGAACTAGTTCCGGTTGATAGAAAAAATTTGTTTGGTACAAGTCAAGTAGTAGGTATTAAAGGTGGTCCACAAGCATTAGCTGATTTAGGTAAACCAAAACCACCAACAGACGGCGGTGGCGGTAAACCTACAGCAGGTGCATCTACACTTACCGCAGATGCCGCGGCACTAGAAGCATTGACAAATCAATTAGATGCATTGCTAGGCGCAGGTGGCGGTGGTAAACCAGACGTTAAACCTCCTGTAACACATTTACCTCCAAATCCTCCACCAAATTGGAATCCTCCAATCAATCCTAAAACTAAAAAGCCGTTCAGTTGGGGTGAGTTTGCGGCCGCAGTAGCTGCCGGAGCTATGCCAGGTGCAATGGTAGGTGGACTACCAGGTGCTGCCATAACCGGTACTGCCGGTGGAGCAGTTGATGCATATCATCAGCTACATAACGAAAGTATTGCTAAGACACTAGCAGAGAGTTTTGGGTATCAACTAGACGACAAACAATTGAATGAAGTAGACATTAACCCATTCAATGGATTGAGTGGAATAGGAGGCCTAGGAGGTTCTCGTCCTACATCAACCATGCGAGTAGGAGGAACAAACTGGACTGCTACAGCTCATGATCCTAACTTATTCAGCAACGGACAAGGCGCTACCAAGACCTATCAAGATCTAGCTAAAGGCGGAGATGTCGCAACCCATACAGCAGGCGATGTAGAAAAAATTGCCGCTAAAACAGCAATACCAATTGAAAAAGATATCGGAACAGCTACAGCTAAAACTGTTGCTAAAACAGGCGCTAAAGATGTTATTAAGAAATTAATCCCCGGTGTTGGTCTAGTAGTTGGTACTATCGATGCTATCAAACGTGCTCAAGAAGGTGACTGGAAAGGTGCCGCAATGGCTGGTGCAAGTGGTCTATTAAGTTTAGTACCCGGTGTTGGAACAGCCGCTAGTTTAGGACTAGATGCCGCTAACATATATCGTGACTACAAAGCTGGAAAGTTTGGTGGTGGCGATGCCGGTGGATCTGGTGGTGCTCCTGGAGGTACAACCGGCGGTGATCAAAAGCTACAACAGCTACAAAAAATTATCGGTGCTAAACCAGATGGCCTAATGGGCCCAGAAACTAAAGCCAAGTTACAAGCATGGCAACAAAAGAATGGTCTAACACCAGATGGAATGCCTGGTCCACAAACTTATGGCAAAGCTGGAATCAAAGAGACAACACAAACAGTTGCAGAAGGTATTCGCAATTTACAAGAACGTTTAGCATTAATTGAAACTAAAGCTACAATCAAAGAAAGTATTGCTGGTCGCCGTTATTTCCTAGATGAAAATTGTTTTATGTTTGACGAAAATGGTGAACAGGTTACAGATCTAGTTACTATTGCCGCTATTAACGAAGCCTACGTAAACGGTGAGGTTGAAGTAGACGAAGGTATTTGGAGTGACATAGCTTCAGGTGCCGCAAAATACGGCAAAGGTGCATATGATGCCGCTAAAGATTTTGGCGGTGCATTATTAAAGGGCGGTCGTAATCCAGAAGCGGCTGAACGTTTGGCCAAGTGGTCTGGAGTATCCGGTGCTAAGAAAGCAGGATTAAAAACTGCGGCAACTATTGCTAAAAATCCAATTAAGTCAGCGGCAGCCGCTACAGCATTAGGTGTAGGCGGTGCGGCCGCATTGGGTGGTAACAGTGGCAATACTCCAGATACAACTAATACAGGCAATGGTGGCGGTGGTGTCGGTGGTGGCGGTGGCGGTGGTTCACCAGCCGATGCAACAGATGCAGTAACTCCAAATGCAGGTGCTGTAGATCCAAAAATTGCAGATTTAGAAAAACAAATCAAAGCATTGATGGCAAAACATGGCGATGACGATCAAGAAGCGCAAAACAGCCCTATTTGGCAACAAGCAACATCTCATGCACAAGCTGTAATAGACAAAGCCGATAAAGTTAATCCAGCTCAAACTACAGCAGATCAACAGGCAGCTCAAACAGTTAAACCTGGATCAGAAACACCAACAGCATCTACTACAACAGGCGCTGGAGGTGCTGGTAGTCCATCCGGTACTACTGGAGTAGTTCCTAAAAAAGGACCACCAGATTTAGATGGTAAATCACAGATTCCCGGTGTCAAAAACGAAGACTCTAGTGCAGAATTAACTCGTTGGTTACAAATCGCTCGCGGTTAATTAAAATGGCAGATTTATTTCTGCCATTTCCACCTCTAAGTGTTGCATTTACACGATAAGTAATATATAATAGGCATATACATTAGGAGATTTACATGAGCGGTCGTTCGTATGGTGCAGAAGAAAAGGCAAAATTAGAAAGATTAATTAGCGAAGGCTCTACAGTACTTCGTGAAATTGAAGATTTACAAGAAGGCTTAAAAGAAACTGTTAAAGCAGTTGCAGAAGAATTACAAGTAAAACCAAGCGTTATTAACAAAGCAATTAAAATCGCACACAAAGGCGATTGGCAGGCTTATAACGAAGATTGGGAAGAAATTGAAGCAATTTTGGATATTACAAAACGTATCTAAAGATAGTATAATAGAAAGGTTCGCGAGCCATAAATCGCAGAAAGGTATTTGCAAGCCCTAAATTGCATGGAGAAAAAAATTTATGTCTTATATAGACGCATGGTTTGACCGCGAGAACGATATCGTTCGAGTAGTTGAACGCAATAAAAAAGGTGATCGCGAATTTCGCGATATACCAGTTAAGCACACATTCTATGTAAAAGACCCAAGAGGGAAATTTACGTCAATTTACGGTGATCCACTCACACGTATCGTTTGTAAAAACACAAAAGAACTACGCAAAGAACAAGCCATTAACAGTGGCAAAGAAATGTTCGAATCAGACATTAATCCAATCTTTGTAACACTAAGCGAAAACTATCTAAATCAAGATGCTCCTAAACTAAATGTAGCATTTTTCGATATTGAGGTAGACTTTGATCCAGAGCGTGGTTATGCAAGTCCAGACGATGCGTTTATGCCAATTACTGCGATTGCTGTTTACCTACAATGGTTGGAAACTATGGTATGTTTGGCTATTCCTCCTAAAAAACTAAAGATGGCAGAAGCTAAGGAAATGGTCAAAGACTTTCCTAATACATACTTGTTTGACAATGAAGCCGATTTACTAAACATGTTTTTGGATCTCATACAAGATGCAGATATATTAAGTGGCTGGAATTCAGAAGGCTTTGATATTCCTTACACTACAAATCGTGTTACAAAAGCATTATCAAAAGAAGATACTAGACGTTTCTGTTTATTTGATCAACTGCCAAAGAAACGTGAATACGAAAAATATGGTCGTACTAGTACAACATATGATTATATTGGTCGTGTACACTTAGACTATCTCGAGCTGTATCGCAAATACACATACGAAGAACGTCACAGTTATCGACTGGATGCTATTGCCGAATATGAATTAGGCAAACGTAAAACACAATACGAAGGTACACTTGACCAGTTATACAACAACGACTTTAAGACATTTGTTGAATATAACATCAATGACTGCAAACTACTCGACGACCTAGATAAGAAGTTAAAGTTCATGGACTTGACCAATACGTTGGCACATGAAAACACAGTATTGCTACAGACCACAATGGGTGCTGTAGCTGTAACAGAACAAGCTATTATTAACGAAGCACATCGTAGAGGTTTCCAAGTTCCTAATCGTACTAAGATGAGTGAACGTGAAGACAATGAAGGTGCTGCCGGTGCTTATGTTGCATATCCTAAAGAAGGTATTCAAGACTGGGTCGGGTCATTAGATATTAATAGTCTATATCCTAGTGCAATTAGAGCACTTAACATGGGTCCAGAAACTATTGTTGGTCAGCTACGTCAAACAATGACTGAAGAATATATCGAACTACAAATAGCCAAAGGCAAGAGCTTTGCGGCCGCTTGGGAAGGTAAGTTTGGTACTGATGAATACG